CGTTCGTTGCAGCGCCACCTGTTGATATTGATGGAATCAGAGAACCAGTATCAGGCTCGTTGTTGTATGGCAACAACATTATTTCGGGAGCCGTCGTTCCGAGCAGCAATGCCATCGGACTACACTTCTACCCAATTTGGGAAGCTAGTTCACTTGATGAATGGCTCTATAACGGAGGACCATATCAACTCGTCGTTTTCCACTTCCTCATTGGTGTCTTTTCTTACATGGGACGAGAGTGGGAACTTAGCTATCGACTAGGGATGCGTCCCTGGATTTGTGTAGCTTATTCCGCTCCTGTTGCTGCAGCTACTGCAGTGTTCCTTGTTTATCCATTTGGTCAGGGTTCTTTCTCTGACGGTATGCCTTTAGGAATTAGTGGAACGTTCAACTACATGCTTGTATTCCAAGCTGAGCACAGCATTCTCATGCACCCTTTTCACATGCTTGGAGTTGCTGGGGTATTTGGTGGAGCTTTGTTTAGTGCTATGCACGGCAGTCTTGTCACGTCTTCTCTTGTTCGTGAGACAACCGAAACGATGTCTCAGAACTATGGCTACAAGTTTGGCCAGGAAGAGGAGACATATAACATCGTAGCTGCACACGGATACTTTGGACGCTTGATATTTCAGTATGCATCTTTTAACAATTCTAGATCGCTACATTTTTTCCTCGCTGCGTGGCCAGTGTTGGGAATCTGGTTTGCCGCTCTCGGCGTCAGCACCATGGCATTTAACCTCAACGGATTCAACTTCAATCAATCCATTGTTGAGAGTCAAGGTCATGTTGTAAACACTTGGGGTGACATCCTCAACCGTGCCAACCTTGGCATGGAAGTAATGCATGAGCGTAATGCTCACAATTTTCCTTTGGACCTTGCGTCACACAAGGCTCCAGTAATCGGCTAAGAAACGTACGTTCATCTATGTATGACATAACCCTTACAACTGACGCTGCCGTCATTATTCGTGACGCTTTACGTGTCTACAAAGAACGATGGCCGGGTGGTGACCCCGAAGAACAAGAGGCTATTAACTTTCTTGAAATACAGTTCACCAAAATAGTATTGGAATCATACATAGACGCATGACGCCTAACCATGGAACGGGGGTTAGGTACTTCATAAATGAATCATGCCTCAAGTCGAACTTCGTCAACGAGTCCGTGAACAGCAAGCTGCACGTCGTGTGCAGACATTGAAGTATCGCGGCGTTTCTTACCTCAAGCAAACAATCAATGTAGATGGCATTCAGATCCGGGTTGGAGGAGAAGGTAGCTGACCTTCTCGTAGACCTAGGTGTCAAGTATGAGTACGAAAGCACCAAGATCCCGTATGTGATCCATCATTCCTATACGCCAGACTTCGTTCTTCCGAATGGAGTCTGGTTGGAATGTAAGGGTTATTGGGATGCAGCAGATCGAAGGAAAGTAAAAGCTGTTAAACAACAGAATCCAGAGATTGATCTGCGTTTTGTCTTCCAAGCTCCATATAACACTATCAGTAAAAAATCAAAGACAACGTACGCCAAGTACTGCGAAAAGCTTGGCATTCCTTGGTCCTCATGGACTAACATCCCACTCGATTGGCTCACATGACAAGCGAGTTTGAACGACACATACCATGTGAAGAATGTGGTTCATCTGACGGTAATAGTCTTTATACAGATGGCCACACCTTTTGTTTTGTATGTCACACCTGGAAAGGCGGAGACAACAATGTTCACAATCACACACCCAAAACTTATGTTCACCGAATGGAACCAAGAGGATTTCCAAGACGACTGTCAAAACGAGGAATCAGTGAACGAATATGTGAAGAGTATGGAATCCACGCAGATGGGGACATCCTATGCTTCCATTATCGAGACAGCTTTGGACGTCTTATTGGGATAAAGACAAAGACAAAGGACAAACAATTTAGATATGAAGGTGAGACGGATGGCCGTTTCTTCGGTCAACACTTGTTCCGTAAGCCTAAAAAACAAATTGTTATTACGGAAGGTGAGCTTGATGCTGCTACGTGCAGGGAGGCTTTACCGACCTGGGAGATGGTCTCATTACCATCAGGTGCAGCCGCGGCCAAAAAATCAATCCAAAAAAATTTGGAGTGGTTACAAGAGTGGCAAGACATCGTATTGTTCTTCGACAATGACGATGCTGGCCGTACGGCGACGCAGGAAGCGGCAAGCGTACTACCACCTGGCAAGGTCAAGATCGCTTGCCTCAAAGGCTATAAGGACGCCTCAGACGCCGCTCAGGATGGCAACTTGCAGGCGGTTAGAGAGGCTATTTGGAATGCTGACCCATACCGACCTGACGGGATTGTCGATGGCAAGTCTTTACTTTCACTTGTAATAGAACCACAACAACCTTGCGCTTATGATTATCCATATGGAGGATTACAATCAAAGTTACATGGAATCCGATACGGGGAACTTGTCACAATTACTGCTGGAAGCGGTATTGGCAAGTCCTCATTCTGCCGGGACATTGCAACTCGTCTTCTTCAAGAAGGGGCGAGAGTCGGTTACCTGGCTTTGGAGGAATCGAATCGAAGGACTGCCCTTGGATTGATGTCAGCTGCGTGTGGCAAAGCATTCCACTTAGGCACACATACACATGAAGAACTATCGGCTGCATTTGATCAGACGTTGGCTGATTGGAACCTCTATTTGTTTGATGGTTTCGGCTCCTACGATCCTGATGTTATTTATAATCGGATTGAGTATCTTGCTTCGGGTCTCGATTGTAAGATCATATTTTTGGACCATTTGTCCATCTTGTTATCCGGATTGGACGGAGATGAGAGACGAATGATTGATACAACAATGACTCGGTTGCGTTCACTTGTTGAGCGTACGGGTATATCACTATTCCTCGTGTCTCACTTACGAAGACCACAAGGAGACAAAGGACACGAAGATGGAGCAACGGTATCACTTGGACAACTGCGAGGTAGTCATTCGATTGCACAAATATCTGACGCAGTTATTGGACTTGAAAGAAATCAGCAGAGCGGATCTGAACACGCTGATACAACTGTGCGAATCATCAAGAATCGCTATTCAGGGGAAACTGGCGTCGCGGGGACGCTGACATACGACAAAGAAACTTGCAGATTCAATGAGCAAAAACAATTCGACCCACAGTCAGATTTTTGAGACTCCACATCAACAGGCAATGTTGACACCACCTAATCCTCCAACAAAGGAGATGGTGGAAAAAGCAAAATTTATCGACAAAACTTACATTTGGAAACATGCTGGTGTTCGACTTGGAGACGGACGGTCTCCTCAATGATGTTACCTGCATTCACTGTTTGGTCATCTACGATTCTGAAGCTGACGAAACTTATGTCTACAACGACAAAGGTTCTGAAGAACCGATTGTTCGTGGCGTCCAACTACTAGAGGAAGCTGAAGTCATTTGTGGTCACAATGTGATTTCTTATGACATACCAGTTATTGAAAAAATTTATCCGTGGTTTAACTCTAAAGCATTGGTCATTGATACCTTACTTTTGTCGCGCTTATATCACGCGGACATGATGGCCGTTGATAAAAAGCGGAACATACCACGTATGCCACAACAAATGTATGGAAGACACTCTCTTGAGTCATATGGCTACCGATTAGGTGAATACAAAGGAGAGTTTGGTAAGACCACTGATTGGAAAGAGTGGTCACAAGAAATGCAGGATTACTGCATACAAGATGTAAACGTTACTAAAAAACTATGCGAGCACTTCCACCCTTACCTGAGTGGGTCGCACTAGAGCACAAGGTAGCAACCATACTCGCTAAGCAAGAACAACATGGATGGTATTTCGATGAGCGGTCTGCATGGAAACTTGCATCGACTCTCCAACAAGAACTTCAAGATCTTGAAGAGGTACTTCGCACGCGACACCCTTACGTCGCAGGAGCTGAGTTCACTCCAAAACGAAATAACAAAACTAGCGGCTACATCGAAGGAGCATCCTTCACACGACTCAAAGAACTAAACCCTACATCCCGCGATCACATCTCATGGATATTGCAAACGTACTATGGTTGGAATCCAACCCAGAAGACAACTACTGGGAAACCAGTTATCGACGAAGTTATTCTGACCGAGATTGGATCAGAGATTTCTACGATGTTTGCGAGATGTTTGACGGTAACGAAAATGCTTGGGATGCTGTCGAACGGCGTGAACGCATGGCTCAAG